GCCGTGGGTTCAAGTCCCGTCACCTCGACCAGCACAAAACCGTTTATTTACGTTAAATCACGTAGATAGGCGGTTTTCTTTATGTCCTAAAATGCTAAAATATGCGTAGAAATGATAAAATATCATTCAAAATGATAAATATATGACACGAAATATGACACGGAATTTTGCACACGCTAAAATTTTGCTCTGAAAATATGCACAAAAAGCAAGACTATATTTGTGCAATCCTACAAAATTCAATGTTATCTACATTTTTGTTATCTAACTACTTGACTTTTACTAGATAACATGGTATACTATAATCACAGGCAAGAGATGAGACCTGAAATCAAAAATTAATTTTCGGAGGTACAAAATCATGAAAATCACAGGCGTTAAGAAAGCAGTAGGAACTTACAAGAGAGCAAACAGCGGTGGATATTATCGTTCATCATATGGCGCTTTGATGGTTGATATGTCAAAAGGTTATGTATGGTGCGACGAATTTTCAGACAGATTTTCGTATATCGCCTATGACGATGAAAACATTGCACGCATAAATCTTGAAGGTGAGCCAGCAACCATGCAGAACGTAAAAGCAATTGCCGAAAGAATGTGCGCTGAACACGTCGCATAAAACAGCCCTGATGAGTATCTGAAAATTGATACGAAACGCCCCACAAAAAAGGGGCGTCGGCTGGAAAGCAAAATAAATCTGAAAGGATATGATTTTATGAGCAAGTTGAAAGACATGAGAGAAGCAAGAGGCATGACACAAGATGAGCTGGCAAAGAGGATAGGTTCTGTCAGAAGCTATATCTGCCGTCTTGAGAGCGGTGCGCAGGATATCAATTTTATCCAGGCGAGCACGTTAGGACGTCTATGCACGGCACTGGACTGCAAGCCGGAAGATTTGCTGGAAGCTGACAGCTTCGAGTTTGAAGAGATCAACGGCGAAAAGCGGCTGATAGTTGACGGACTATACTCCCCAGAGGGAAACTATTTACTGGTAAAAGTCAAAAACCGCACATATCAGCTGAACATGATCGATTTTTCAAACGTCTATGATGTATCGAAATATCTTATACCACGTGGAAACGCCAATATCCCACGAAGTGCAGCAGAGTTCGACAAAAAGGCATACTGGATATATAAAATGGCGCCACGTGACGGCGTGGAAGTCAAAGTCCTGGACCCTATCAGCCCCGAAGACTGGAAGACGTTCGTTGAGAAACTAGGGCTGACCGATGACGACATTTCGGACGAATTTGAAGTTGTCAAAGGTAAGAACTATGGTGAAAAGTGTGAGAAGCACTATATTTGCAGACAGATAAGACTTACCATCCCGAAAAATTCGGTTACGATTGAGCGAGAGTTGAAAAAGCACGGCATAGAAGCAACAAATGTAAATATCGACCGAATAAACATCAGGGTAAAATGACATGGCAAAACAAAAATACGAATTGCTGCCAGACAAAGTAGTTGCAGCCAATGCAGAAACCATAAAAGCCATAGGGCATATCGCAACCGATACCGATATAGTGGATTATGTCAGCGGTCAGCTGATGCGTGACTATATCAAATTCGGTAAGAAAACCCTAGACGAAGCCGCCAAGTTGACCGAACAAACGATAATGTCAGATGATTTTTTAGACAAGCTGGGTGCTATAAAAAATATGACAAACTGGTACTATAGTGGACGGCAAGTGTATCTATTTGATGATGATTTTGCCAGCCTGCTCAGCGGTCAAGGCACAGCAGATTTGAAAATCAGTGCAGACGTTTTCAAACAATTGCCATGCAACTGTTTTTACGTCCAGCGAAAACACAAAAATAGCGTGGGTTTCTTTTTCGACTTGCAGGGCGACCGAATGACAATGACAGAATATTTTTTTGACGATGCCGAAAAAGACTACTATTCGGAATCAATCGCTATAGAATTGCAGTATGATATGACAGTTGAAGACCTGATATATAAAATTCTAGGCAGCTATGCCAAAAAAGACAAGGCAGGCACTAAGGCAATGATATGCGACATAGCCGAAAAATTGCAGTTCATTGTATATTTATCGGCTGTAAATGCCGAAATCGCACCAGTCACGAAACGCCAAGTGCAAAAGGAACACACCGCACCACGCCCTCAGAAGCCGTCTGCACAGCCACAGAAATCAGCCATAGCCAATGTAGGGTACCGCATTGGCATTGCCGTGCGCAAGCATAGGCAGGCTGAAAGCAGTGTCAGTTATCAGCATAGTCCACAAGGTCACAGCGCACCGAAAGCACCGCACATCAGGCGTGCGCATTTTCACGGCTACCATACCAACAACGGCTATCAGGTAAAATGGCTGAGTACAATTTTTGTGAACGCTGAACGTGATGACAACAATATAAGCACGATTCATAAGGTTCTGCAATAACTGTGTATCTGCAATGAAAAAAAGCCGCCAGGGCAAACGCTCTGACGGCTAAATTTATGCTAATTTTATGCGAATTTTATAAGACTATTTCTTGATTTTTTCACGCAGTTTCTTGATGAATTTTTTTCCTGCAATGCCGTTCGGTTTGTATCCCCATGCTTTCAGCCTTGCGTTGATAGCACCGACAGTGCCCTTGCCGATGATTGCATTATCGTCCAGCTTTGCGCCGTCAAGTATCAGTAACTGTTTCAGGGCATACGACCCGTCTGTGTTCGCACCTTTCTTATAGCCTTTTGTTTCCAGTGTGGGCGGATTGATAACGCTCTGATTTTTCGGGCGGAGAACGCCCAAGACATGGTTATAGTTGTGATAGACACGTGTGCATGGGTCATTCTTGCCCAGCCAGTTCTGGTCATAGCTGTAGAAATACTTTGTGCTGCCTTCGCCTGTGGCTATTGCAACGTGACCATCTTCGCCGTTGAGAGATTTCCCCCATACCACGATGTCTCCCTTTTTCGGTACGAATGATGGCGTATTCGCAATTTTGGTAAAATATTTCTTTGCTGGTTGGCTGTCGAAATTTGTGTAAATCATGTATGCGTGCAGACCGATGAACATACCGCACCCGACAACGTCCCGGTTGAACTGATTCGCCAGGTCAAAACACTGTACACCGTACAACTTATCGAAATTAATGCCCTTGCCCTTATATTTCTTCACAAATTCGTCAAATGTCATTGCCATAATTAGTCCTCCTTGTCTTTAAAAACTCCGAATTTTGCCACTATTTTGTTTATCCAGCTTGCCTGTGGGTTAATCTCCCCATAGTTTTCCAGTATAGAAACTATTTCCATGGCAAAAATATATCCGAAAACAGCCAGTGCAGTTATAGTTCCTGCAATGCCTGCCAGTTCGCTATGCCCATAGTAGTGGCCTAACTGCTCAAAGCCGATTTCCGAACCGATAGCCACACCCATGACGACTATCTCAGCCAATTTGTTTAGACCACCCTTGCGCATTTTCGATGAACGGACATCGCCCTTGCAATAGGCTTTTATCCAGCCAGTGGCAAAATCAGCCAGCGCAAGCCCTATCACGATCATCAGCATTATTATGTATTTCACTTTACTACCTCGCTTTCATACTTTTCCCCTGTGATTTCCTCGTACTGTGCAGGGGTTATCTTCCCCCTGTCAGCAAAATCTTTGACCTGTTCAGCGGTGTACAGCCCCAAGTCGTACAAACGTTTGACCTTTTTATACATTGTCGTCACTCTCCTCAATTAGCGTGTCGGTCATCAGTGCAGTGTATAGCACCTGTGCTTCCAACTCATCAACCTTTGTAGCCTTCTTTGGTTGGAAGTCTTCTTGGGATAATCCTAACTTCTCAACCATCTTTTTCTGCAACTCTGTCATGTTGTACCTCCCACTTCACTCAGTTTCACGATATACTCTTCTTCTGACGGCACTGGTATATGGTAATTATCGTTGCTGTTTTTGAATGTTACTGAACCCCCTGCTTCGACTGTTAGATTTCGCAGGAAATCATCTGCTAGCATGGTTGAAATGTCTGTGATTATAGGTGTATCTAACGCCTTGATTTTCGTTCCGTCAATAGCGTTGTTTTGGGTATAGGTCTTAGCCTCATAGTCTGTCACATTCCCCTCAATGCCGTAGCCAGGCAGATTGCGGACAGATTCGGGGATTGGGTAAACGTTGCTGTGGTATGGGGCGTAGGCTGTCGGGGTGTCGCCTAGTTCGACTTGGATATCTCGTACTATCACATCTCCACGCCCTGTTCCATATGACATTGCCAGTGTATCATTTTTTGTTTTTGGCGTAAATGTCAATTTTGCGATACCCGTAGTATTCGCAAGAACTCGCTCGCCTTTTGCATAGGAACTTTCAATTCGAGCACCGTCTATTCTAGCTACCCAAAAAAAGCTAGTTAGTTCAGGCGGAACAGTAGCCTTAAGAGTGGCAACGAGTGTTTTACCTATATATTTTCCGACAGGAATGTTTATGCTTGCAAAACCCATAAAGTTGTTCACATAACTACCATCAGACTGCTTATATGATACGTAATAGTCATCTGCATTTAGCAAATTCTTTCCCTGCTCAACGACGCTCTCTGTTTCAGCGCTGACTATTTCGCCGTCAATGACCTCAGAATGACCACCTATTGACTTCACCGACATCAGCTTTGCCCCTGTAGGAATAGTCTTGGCATATGCCGTATCGCTGTCAGTTTCAAACTGGTGTGTTATGCCGTTGCCCAAGTCATACAGTGCATTTACCCTGCGTTGCAACTCTTTGTCCGTTAGTTTCACGTTAGCTATCTCAGCAGTATTCTCAGCAATTTTTCCAACAGCGGTAGTGTAGTCCTCAGGCAAACTGTCAGCTATGGATTGTGCTGTCTGCGCAGCGGTTTCAGCGGTTTTGCGGTCCTCTGCGACCTTAGCGGCGTTTTCTGCCACATTAGCCTTGTCAGCCGTGACTTGTTCTGCCAACGTCTGCACTGCCTGTCTGTCTGCCACAGTGCTGTCAGCGCAGTTCTTTGCGGTTTTAGCATAACCAGCCGTTATAGTCTTATCAGCCTCAGTCTGCTGTGCTGATGCAGATGCCTGGGCTGCGGATATCTTAGCGGCGTTCTGTGCTGTGACCGCCTCAGCACGGGCGTTTTCTGCACCCTGCATGGCAGTGTCTGCCTGTGTTGCGGACGTTTCAGCAGATGCCTGTGCTGTTTCAGCACGTTCCGCCGCCTGTTCTGCCGTGTCGGCTGACAATCCTGCATTTGTGGCAGATTTTTTTGCGTTTTCAGCCGCCTGCATAGCCGTGCTAGCTGCATTCTCAGCCCTTGCCACGTCAGCTTCGACCTGTTCACCGATTGCCGCTATCCTATCCAGTGCGTCAGCTGCCACACTTGGTGACGGCACGGCATTATCACCGATAGCCGCACCTATTCTCAGACGAAAAATGCGTGATTTTTTTACTAGGATATATTCCTGTCCTGACAGTTTTTTAGCCGCTATCTGGCACGATATTGTCTGTGCTGACCGCAAGATATCTGCGGTTGGTGTCCACTGTCCGCCTGTGATATCGACCTCGTACTGAACGCCGTCGCCGTAGTCTATCGTTAACACATAGCGGTCTGCGCCGTCTACTGTCAGCCCTTCGACCGACACGGGACGGGCGTTTGTTTCACCTACGTAGCCCAGCAGGGCTGTGCTTAGTGTTACGTCATAGTCTGAATTTAATGTTATTGTCAATTTAATCACCCCTCTTTACTCTATTGCAATATAATCAACATAATATGTTCCTGTCGGCACGATTCCTGTTGCCCCATCTCCCATGCAGACGTTCAGATAGTACGACTTTCCCGACCCATTAACGTGAGTACAGAACGTCTTGTATGGTGTTGGTGTGTCTGTCTGCCGTAGCGTTGCTATTACCTGTTTAGGTGCAAAGGTCAGTCCAAGCGGTATCTGCATCAATGGATTTGCTTTCGTCATCTTGTATTCCACAGTGCCATAGTGTATCTTGCCGGCTCGGCTCAGTATCTCATCGATTTCCTCCCCGGCGTGTTGCATCGGATAATCGTTTTCAGTGATATCCTGCGCCAGTGTCAAATTTTCATCAGCCATTATCTCGCCCCCTTAAAGCTGTTCTTCAACGCTCAGACCTACCGCCGAAATATCAGCACTCAGTCCGCCGTCAAAGGTAAATCCTAAATTCGTTATCGGTATATCATAGCTGTCTGCGCCGTTGGTGTAGGTCACCACGTCACCTATGTCGAAACGTGGGTCGCCAAGTCTGTGGTACAGCTCAGTGGTATACCACGAAAATCCACCTATCCTGCGCCACAGAGATTGCAAAAGTGACTCTGTCATGTATGGGTTTTCAAATTCCAACACACGTCCTTGCGTGGTATCTGTCACACCAAGCGACAACGTTACATCATCACTCACTTTGCAGATAATGCCCACGATAGCGTTTTGTCGTTCGCTAAGAGTAGGCAGGTCTATTGTGTTGTTATCCAATGTTTTTACGCTCTTGCCGTACCACTTTCGGACGTATTTTCCGTACCTGTCAACATACCCGAACTGCCCCTGAGCTGAGGCAAGGTAAGACAGCATTTGCCGCATGGTCACGTCCTTTGGCACTGAGCTGACCTTGAAATAGAAATACTTTGAGTACAGCACCTTGCCGTTCTTATCTATCAGCCTTCTGCCGTTCTTGTCACGCAGTAGTCGCACCTCTGTATAGTCATTACCGTTCTGCAAGCCTAATTGTCTGCATATGTCGTCTTCAAAGGCTTTATTCCAGTTTGGCATAGGAATATGCGGCACATATGGCTTGTCGGAAAAATATAATCTATCCGCCATTGTCAGCTGGACACTGCCGCCCGATTTCTTTGATTTTACGCAGGTGAAACGCCCCATTGGTATTTTTTCGTCATTTGTATCAGATGAAGTTGCGTCCTTTGTATACAAACTGAAAACATACTCATTCCCAAGATACTTAGTTCCGTCGTCAACCAGTTCCGCCGTCACACTTTGAGAACAGACAGCTCCAAGCTCTATATCATCACTCAGAGAGGTTGCTTGAATGTCCGTCTGAACGTTCTGAATGCCGTCATATGCCACAGGTGCTCCACTCTGAGCGTCCTCTATCCACATACCCCACAAGGCTTTGTAATTCTCTATCCTGCTTGTTATCTCATTGCTTGCTATGGTGTACATATGCCCTCCTAACGCTCTGCGAATGTGACAGTACAGCTCTTGTAATACTCACCACCGTCAAGTCTGACAAGCCCCTGCGGTACATAGTCGCTTGCGTTGGCAGATATAGAATAATACTTGCCGTTGTGCCAAAACTCCAGTTCTGCAAAGTCGGGTCCGTCCTCGATAAGGGATTGTATCTCGGCTGAATCTGCGACAGGAAGCATTGTCCACTTGCAGGGCAGTTTGTATTTGCAGAACTTTCTTGCACCCACAAACAGACCTGTTGTATTCACTCGTCCTGAACCTGCCGTCCACTCATAACAGTTTACAGGGCTCCAGCTATCAGGGTCAGGGTCTGTCACCCACACGCCGTTTATCTTTAGCAATGTTCCTGTCAAAATGCACTCACTCCCGTCTTACGTTTATACTGATTGTTGCTGTCCTGCATACACTTGAAAAGCACCTTGCTGTCAACTGTTCCGAAGAACACAGGATCATAAGCTTTCAGCCAATCAAGTATAGCGTTCAGCACCCTTAACACCTCGTCAAGCTTGCCGTTATCAAACATACCTTGCAGTTTGCTCAGCGGTGAAATTACCTCAGGGTCTGCTTTTGCGTTCCTGTTATCGCCCACCATTGCAAGGGTCGGTGCTGTCGCAAGTCCACCTGTGGCAAGCTTTGGTATCTCAGGTATGCTTATTGTGTCAAGGTCAAAGCCGAAGGTTTCTCCGCCTATGCCAGGCACCCAATCAGGCACATCAAAACTCAGGCTGTTAATGCCGTCGATTATCCAGTTGACCGCACTTTCAATAGCACTGGTCATTTTGTTTACTGCACCGATAATTAGGTTTATAGGTGCTTTCACAACGCTGTAAAGCGTGTCCCACACGCCTTTGAAGATCTTCTTTACACCCTGCCAAGCCTTTTTCCAATTGCCTGTGAAAATGCTCTTGACGAACATTATAATGCCGTTGAGAATGGTCTTTACGCCTCCGAAAGCGTCGGAAAAGGTCTTTTTGAACCACTTGCCTATGCCTTTGAAAACGCCCTTGACAGCGTTAAGAAGCTTTGTGAAGATCTCCTTTATCTTTGCAATACCCTCAGATACGGCATTATACAGACCTTGTATAATATATCCGCCCATTTCAGCCATGACCTTACTAGGGCTGTGAATACCAAAACAGTTCTTGAAGCCCTCAATAAATGGTGTAAGAACATGGTCATAAAGCCAAGTGCCTATGCCCTTGAAAGCGTCAACGATACCTGTGAAAAGCCCCTCAACGATATTACCGCCACAGTCCTGTATCTTCTCCGTAAAGTAGTCACGGATACTGAAAACAGCGTCCTTGATAAAGCCCCACAGCACTGATACCGCACCGCCTATAGCTGAGCCTATGGCTTTGAAAAGCTTTGTGGCAATGCCGCTCCAATCTATTGTAGAAATGAACGTCCACAGCTTTTCACCTATGCCCTGCCAATTTACAGTTTGCAGGAAATTTATTGCCGTATCAAGCAGACCTTTCACGCCCTCAGAGATAGTCGTTCCTGCCTTGCCCCAATCAATCTCATCAAACCAGCCGTTCACAGAAGTACCTATGGACGAGCCAAAGCCCGACCAATCAAAGGTGGTAACGAACGAATAAAGATAGTCGATGATAGCTTGCCATTTTGAAGCAAGGGTCTTGCCGATAAGCGACCAATTCGTTTTCTTTATACCGCCGTTAAGAAAATTAGCCGTACCCTTGCCGAAGCCTGCCCAATCGAACTTCTTCATAAAGCGGTATCCTGCGCCAAAAATTGTGTTTATGCCTCCGCCGAAGCTGTCCCCAAGACCTGTCCAATCAACTCCGTTAATAAAGCTGTTCAGACCGTCTGTAAGCTTATCCACAAAGCCATTCAGCTTTTTCTGAATACCGTCCCAGTTGATGTATGCGAAAGCTCCGTTGACCTTTTCAGCCACAAGAGAGCCAACTCCTGCCCAATCGCCCGACTTAATGGCATCTTTCATACGCTCCGCCCAATCTGGAAGCTGAACGTTGTCGCCGTTTATGGCTGAGTAATCAATGCCGCCCTCTGAACTGTCTGTATCGGACTTGCTCTGATCCGGTGCAACTCTTACAACGTCAAAGTCCGCAAGGTAAGTGTCCTGAGTTTTCTTTATCTTCTCCGCTGACTTCTGCGCCTGCTTTGTCGCCTGCAAGGACTTCTGATAGGTGGTGCCGAAAAGCTCAGAGATAAACGCCGCCACAGTTTTTGTCGCCGTCGCTACGCCCGTCATAAGCGTATTGAGATACGGCATAACTGTGTTCATTATCGGCGTAAAAGCTATGGTGAGGTTGGCTTTTATCTCGTTCAGGGACTTGGCAAATTCTTCGTTGCCTGAAACAGCGTTTGATACAAGTGACTTTAAGCCTCTGAAAATTGCATATGCACCAGCCATTAGAAACACTGATTTTGCCGCCCTTTTGAGAGAGTTTGTCAGCCGTGACAATGGCTTTGAACTGCCGTGTATAACGCTTGTGAGCTTGCTGAACTTTGCTTTCACAGTTTCAACAGCCTTTGAGCCAACAGACTTCATTGCTTTGAATGATCCTACAAGTGTAGTCTTTACAAGGCTTGCCGCTCTTTTTACCGCAGAAGATATCACAGAGAAACTTTTTCCGCTCTCTTTGATTTTTGCACTTAATTTGTCGCTCGTATCATACAGACCTATCAATTGGCTTTTCAATTGTTCGATTTTATTTGACAACTTTTCTGATTCCATTGCGTCATCAGTTGTTGCCAACTTAGTCTGTAATCTTTTTATTTCAGCTTCTGTTCGCTCAATAGCGTTTTGGTTTATCTCAAACTTTTGCTTGAGCCTTTCCAATGGGTCGGCAGCGGTTTTAAAATCCTCTGATATTTTCGCTGCCGCCGAAAGTGCTTCTGTTCTCAGCTTTTCAGCCGCACTACTAGCTGCTTGTTCTGCTTCTGCAACAGCGGTGGCTGCTATTGCATCGGTATCCAATGCTTGTGCATTGCTTAGATCTCCTATCTTGGCTTTTGTCTTGTCGATAACAGCCTGTTGACGTATCATCTGAGCTTCTACACTGTTCAGCTTTTCAATGAGTTTATCAATTCCGATATCATCTGTATCAGCAAGCTGACCGTTAAGCTCTTTATACTTAGCCTGCAACAGGCTCATTTTTTCTGTTGCATTTTCGAGTTGGAGATTAAGCCTTTCAAATTCACTTTCAGGTATTTCAAAATCACCAAAGCTCTCTGTCGCTGTTTTAGCCGCCTCGTCAGCTTTTGCCGTAATTTGCTGAGCGATATCATCAACCTCAGCTTCTATCTTAGCAGGGTCATACTCAGGATTATAATGTATCTGCACAACTTTAGGCTTGATGTTTTCGATTTGGTCGGTAGTGTTCTTTATATGCTCATTGGCTTTATCAAGTCCAGCCACCACCTTTGCAGTAGCCTCCTGCATACTCTTCTGAGCGATCTCCGACGCACTGCCAAAGCCCTCGTCTACGGCTTTAGTGGTCTTATCCATAGCGTTCTCAACAGCTTTCTCTGCCTGCTCTACTGGCTTTGAAAAGCCGTTCTGTATGCTTGCAGATATCTTGTCAAGCTGCTCCTGCACCTTGTTTTTTATCACAAGGTCAAGAGATATAACACCAACGCTTGCTCCGTCTGCCATTACTTATCACCTGCCTTTCCGAACATTCCCTTGAACAGCCTTTCAAAGTATCTCGCAGTTTCAAGCTTGTCTTGCTCTGTGAACGTTTCCTTTGCTTTCTGGCTTCTGAGCGCCGTCCATTCTGAGCGTATCTGCTTTTCATACCTGTCGAAATTTTTTATGATGTCCTTGTTGTCCTCGCTCCTGATACGAACGACCTGACCCAGTGGTGTATCGTGCATAAGTCCTGCAACGAGCCTGTACCAATCGCTGTAATGCAGATTTTCCTGCTCTGAGGGCAGGATATTGTACTGCTTTGCAATGGACTGTATGATAAGCTCTCGGTCATAGTCAAGATCGTACCAGCTTTCTTCAAGCTTACTCTGCGTTTTCCTGCGGAAATCGAGCCTCTGTCTTTTCTGCATCCTCGCCTGTTACCGCTGAGATAGCAAGAGTGAAAAGCTGCTGATGTGCCGCCCAAGGCATATTCATTGCCTCTATCTCCTTGTAGTCCTTTGATGCGAACGCAAGCTTGAAAACCTCGTCTATCATATCAAGGTCTTTCTTTTCAGCGTTCTTGTCGCAGATGTCAAGTATCTTCTTGACAGTTTTCTGCCTGTCGTCCACAGGGTAGACCTTGTCGCCTACTCTTATCTCAGGTGTACCTGTAAGAAGCTTGCTGTCGAGTGTATACATCTTTGCCATAGTTATTATCCTTTCTGATTTTAGGTATAAGAAAAGCACTCCGCTATAAACGAAGTGCTTGACATTGTTATTTTGCTGTGATATAATGAACATAAAGAGAGGTACTGCGATAAGCGGTTTACCTCCAGTTGGTCAATTTAAATTATAACCGTCCTTTGGCAGAAGGGCGGTTATTTCTTTTTATTGCAGACATTGAGCACAAGCCCAATTATGTTTGTTATAAGTAGAAGTAAAGTTAAGACTTCCATAACGCTCATGTGTCGCTCACCTCCTTAGCCATGAGGCTTTTGGAGGATTATTTAAACCGCCTACCGTTATTTGCAGTACCCAAAGTCATTATATCACAGATAGTTTTTCTTGTCAAATATTGTTGTTTACGCTGTCGCCTCTGTAAACTCAGGCTTGCCGTCGGAAGCAAAGTCGAACGCAAGCGGCGCAACTGCTGTCGAATCTCCGCCGCCCCATTCTGTTACGCTGACAACGCCCTTGATAACAAGCTTGGCTCCGCTTGGGAAGTTCCACACAAGGGTTGTGGTCGCCGCAGCACCTGTTTTGAGTGCAAGGCTCTCAATGTAGTCATTGCCTGCGTCACCGACGTTTCTCTTGCCTGAGATACTGATAGTGATAGACTTACCAGTGAGCAAACGTCTTGTCCACCCCTGCTGATCAAAAGGCTTCCACTCCTCGATATTGCCGTCAATGGATACTGAAAAGCTCTCCATATCGGCAATAGTCACAAGATTGCCCTCTGTCGAGCCGTCGCCGCCTGTCTTGTCTATCTTGAACTGGTTTTCATATACGGGATAAACTCCTGTTGTGTTTGCCATACTCATTCATTCCTTTCATAATATACTGTTGCCTCGATAACATATTCACACACGCCTCGCTCGTCCCTGCCAACAGAAACAGGCTCTTTGCATTCGAGGTACTTTACCATAAATCCGTCAGCCTTATGCTGACGTATATCGGATAGGATATCAAGAACGCTTTGTGCCTTTATCTCTGCCTGCGTGGGAGTATCAGTCCAATGAATAAGCACCGAGATATGTTTTTCAAGTGTTTTTGTGCAGGCTTTTCCGCCTATGCAGATACGCTGTGGCTTTGAGGTCTTTGCGTTGTACACGCCTATACACTTATCAAGGTTGCCGTCAATAGTGCCTGCATACACGTCCTGCAATTCAAGGATATCGCTCAGCATATCCGCTATGTTAAGTAAAGTCATACGCCTGTCCTCTTTTTGAACTCTGCCACAAACTCATTCTTGGCAAGGTCCTTTTTATTGCCTGTGATATATGGTTCGAGCCAAGCCGCACCTGCGTTAGGGTTATTGCCTTTCTGAAAATGATACTCAGGGTGATAGTACAAACGTCTTGCCTGCGGAGAGCCTGTCACAAGACTTGCACCGCTTTCGTCAGCGTGGACAAAGGTCTGATTATTCTGCATATCGCCTGTATCGAACGGCATTGTCTGAGCACTCACAAGGTCTGCCCTCACCTGCTCCATAGCCACCTCAGCGGACTTCACAGAGGCGTCCTCGATAGCCTTTATCGCCTGCATATCAAGCTTTATTTCAATGCCCACTATATCAACTCCAATCTTGTGTAATTCACCCTGCCGTCAGGGTCTTTGGCTTTCTCAGAGCCATATATCTTGTACGTCCTGCCGCCTATGACCGCATAGCCCTCTATAACAGCGTTATCAGGGGCTATATCTCCGCAGAAAAGAGCCTCGCCTGACAAGGTTATAAGCTGTTTCTCTGCGGATAATTTCTGCCTTGACTTCTCAGAGTGAAAGCATTTGCCCTCAAATATGACCGTCTGCTTCTTTGAGCCGTCACGATTAAGTCCGTCCGTTCGATAGACCTTGCATGGCGTTTTGCATACCCTTTCAGGTACAAGCTGAGGAAACTTCATCACATCAGCCCCCTATAACATAGTCCTGTCTGCATAAGCACATTGTAGACCTGACGTGTTGTGATAACGCCGTCAAGAGATACCACCTTTGACTTATCGAATGACATTGAAACTCCGCTTATGCTGTAAGCGCTCAGAGGGCTTTCTAACAGCTCCGAATTGTCATAGATGAATTTCATCTGCAAGGCTGTGGAACGCTTTATACGCTCTCTCTGAAAGTCTGTAAAGCTGTCAATGCCCTCTGCTGTTATGCGGTTGAAAGTCAGCGTGTCGATATCGCTTTCTGCTCTTTGCCGAATTGCTGAGAACTGTTCTTCGGAGATATCACACTCAGGACAGATATTGCAAAACTCAGTAGAAGTGAGGTACATATCCCTCACCCCTTACTCGCTGTACTCTGCTGTGTCAACGTCAGCGTAAATGCTGTCTATCTTTCCGTCCTTGCCGTTCGGGAAAGTGAAAACATCTGAGAACGCTCTGTTCTGATAGAGCCAGCCGTCACCCTCTGTGTGTCCGCCCGGAGCAAAGCTGTAAATGCTGTTGATCTTAGGTACTATCTTTGTGGTCTCAGGTGTTGCGATAAGCACGTTTATCTTATGCGAACCTGCGACTTTTTCATAGTATGTATCAAGTGCAGACTTGCTCGGTGTGCCTGATACCTTAGTGTAAGAACCGCTTGATTCGGTGTAATACTCCTTGCCGCTCACGATATCGGTATCAGCGGTCTTTACATAGCTTGCAGCGCAAGGCTCAAAGCCGCCGTCCTCAGGGTCAAAGTTGAAGCGGTCATAGAAACGCTCATCATCAATGACCTCCATGATAGGCACACCGTCAATGTCGGTCACTCTTGTTCTAAGACCAAGTCCTCCCTCTGCGATCTGTGTCATTTCTATCTTTCGTGTGAACTTGTCAGACTGCTCCAGCAGGTCCATAATTGTGGAAGTCACATACATAATGAGCGAGCCGTTAGACTTGTATCTTCTCAGCTTGCCTGCTGAAAGAAAGCCTTTGAGCTTGTCGAACACGTTACCCTTTGTGTATGATGAAGCGGCTGTTGATGAGTGATAGCCCTCAAGTCCTGCCGCTCTCTGAGCTGTCTTTGAGAAGAACAGAGCGTCAGTTTCGGGAGCGGACTGTGTTTTCTCAAATACCTCTGAGATATTCTTGATAGACGCTGATGAGTTCGTTTCGTCAACATCAGCCTTATCCACAAGAAACTCAACATCACGGTCGTGTGTGAGAGTGAAAGGCACGTCCGTCTGAACATACTTACCAGTGTTCCAGCCGCCGTTTCTGTTGTGGCTCTTGTAGCCTGATGTTGACATCTGTGTGAAGTGGAAAGTCTTTGCGTCTAGCCACCTAACGTTCTGTGTGATGAACGGGCTTGACAGTGTTTCCTGGATCCTTATCTCCAAGAGTTCGGGGTTCCATACTTCTGCATAATTAAGATTTGGCATGATTCATTCCTCCTGTTTTTACTTGAATTTGTTCCAGCGTTTCTGCGCTGTTGGTTTGCTCTGTGGCTTCTTTTCATCAGTATCCGAAGATCCTGCACCGACCTTGAAACCTCCCTGCTTTTTGCAGTCGGACTTTTTGCCACCCTCGCCTTTCATATCTGGATACTTCTTCACCACCGCAGAAAGGGCGGCGTTGATATCCTGCTGACTGCCGTTTCTCACATAGCTTTCAGCCACCGCAACGGCGTCCTCGATACAGTCGGGCTTGATACCAAGCTGCATAGCGGCTATCTGAGTTTTGAGCCTGAGTATCTCCTGGTCTTTTTCGTCAGGTGCGTTCTCAGCATTGTCCTGCTTGTCGGACTTATCCTCGTTTGGCTGATAAGCCTGCTTATCTTCCGCAGACTTATCAGCACCCTCACCGTTCTCGTCAGCCTGACTATCGTCCACCGCAGGCTGTTCCTTGTCAGCAGGATTCTCATCTGCCTTGTCCGCAGGCTTTTCCTCAGCCTTGGCTCGTCCTTTTTCTCCTCGTGAGTGTCGGGAGTTTTCTTCTCCTCCTCATCAGTGAGTTTCTTTTTCTCGTCCATTTTCTGACCTCGCTTTCTTAAATTTGTGTATGAAAAAAGCACCCGTTAAGGTGCTTAGTTCCGATGTTTGGGTATAAAAATACCGCCTCGCCGTAGCGGAGCGGTTAGATTTATAACTGACCGATATAATCCAAAATACTTTCGCACATCAAGCCTTCTTCATTTGGATTATAATTTTCATCCAAACAGTTCAAAGTCAGGTAATCACCAACTTTATCTTCTATGACATCAAGTTCATCATTTGGGTCAATACCAATAGAAACAAGAAACTCTTTTTGTTTTTCTGACATTATAATCACTTCCTTTTGTACTTGTTGATTTTGTTCTTGCCTGTTTTCCATATAGTTGCGATAGTTCCAGTTTGGGGATTTACATTAACAGTTGCTTTCTCACCAATAAATCGTTGGCTTGGTCTGCCCAAACTATCAATTTTAATTTCATCAATATACAGCGGGTTTATAAGTGCATCTTTTATATCATTTACAGAAACCTTTCTTTCGGAAGCTCGCTCTTCCATATGTTTTGAAAATTTCGTTACACCAATTCCGTTAGATGTTGTTAATTCAATTTTATCATCTTTTTCCTTTTCTGTCAAGCCGCCATACACTTTTTCCCTAGAATAATCCCTCCGCAGAACTTCGCTGTTAGCGTTTATAAAGGCTTTCAATTCCTGCTGTGCCTGCCTTACTTTCTTGCGGTAGGCTTTTGCTGTGTCGGGGTCGAGAGTGCCTGCCGCAAAGCGTTTTAGCTTGCGGACTTTCCGTTCCATTGCACGCTGTTTTTGCTCAAGCTCTCGCTGCTCTTTTATCTTCTCCGCCGGTATCGGCTCAGGTATCTGCGTTCTGCCATGTATATACTGCGTCATTGTGTGACGGCAATTCGGGTGAAAAAGCCCGTTCTTTACAGCGTATGACAGCAGCCAAAACCACTCACCGCAGTAATTTGACTTGCCTTGAAACTCGTCCTTTTCCCCCTCCCATACTGTGAATACATCATCAATGTATACTTGACCTTGCCAAGGCTCACAGGTCTTTGAACAGCCGCCATACTGCGACACAAGCACAGTATCATACCCAAGCTCTGCAAAGCGTTTCGCCGCACCCTGCAACGCTGCCCTTGTGGAAGTTGTCCTAAGAGCCATTCGCACATAGTCGGTAATGTTCACTCGCTTGCCGTCAGCGTACACGATACAGTTTATGCCCTTGTCGAGGAAGTCCCTTGTGGCAAGGTCAATAGCCTCGTTAAGCGTCATAGAGCCTGTTCCCATTGCAAGCTGTACCCTATTCAAAGTCTGCCTGTAAATATCGTCTGTCATTCGCAGAGCGGCTGTTTCAGCGGTCTTTTCAAGGGTGGTGACGTCTTCCATAAGCTTTGCCATTTTCTTTTCGTTCACGCCAAAGAAATGCTTGTCGGGGATAGGTGTTATAGGCTCGTCAGAAAGCTCCTGGGCGCTCCTTTGTGCCTGCTGCTGACCCTCTTGAAACTGCTCCGTCATAAGCTGTCTTGTCTGATCGTCGATAACCTCAACGTACTCGTTCATAATGTCGAGGTTTTCACGGTGGAAGTTCTCCATATTTTTCAGTTTCTAAGCCTGCCAAGCAGACCATTCAAAGCCGTAACGCTGTTCCTCCGCCTTGTGCCTTTTGAGATTGCGTTTCAGCGAAGATATGAGCCTTAGCTCTATCTCCTCAAATATTTTGGCTATGTCCTTAAAATTAAGCGTACTCATCACCTACCGCAGTAGGCTCACCCTCAGTAAGCCCCTTTTCCTGCATTATCCGCTTGACCTCTGCGGCTTTCCAATCGTCCTCTTTAGAACTGCCCCACAGCTCCTCCACCTGCGTTTCAACTGACATAATACCATACGTGCTTGCCTTGCCCACAGTTTCAACTCTGCTGTCAAAGTCAGGTGCACCGTACTCGTCAAAGTCAACTGTCACCTCATAAGTCTCAGGGGCTTTGCCCTGCATATTGTCATAGGTCATAAGCACCGCAGAAACAAGCTGCGGCAGAGCCTTTTCAAGAGCCGTTGTGATAGTGTTTCTGGTGTTGCCTGTGACGTCTTTCTTCTCTCGTTGAGCGTCCGCACTTGACATCTTACCCACATCTATGCCAAGCGTGGCAGGAGATACAAGCCCTTGCAGACACATAAGCAGGCAATTCGTATAGCTTGCCACAAACGCTTCATACTTGATATCAGGCTGAACTACTTCTATCTTAGGCGCTGCACCCTCTGCCGAAAGCGGTGGGTCAATACTTATGTAACTGTTGCCGAACTGGTTAGGTGCTTTAAGCTTACCGCTTGCAGGATCTCTAGGTATCATGCTTTCGGGGATATATTGCTTTACCCTGCCTGCTCTGATAGCGTCCCACCATTGTGAGATGACCTCGTCTAAAGCGTCAAAGCAATCAGACTTACCGCCGTCAAAAATGCTCTTGCCCCTGTTCGGATACTTTCGTGATGAAAAGAATTTCAGCGGCACAGCCATTATATACTCGCCCTCAAACTCAGTTCGGGGCGGTATCTGTGCAAGGCAAGGCACGTTGTCCAAACCGACCTCGTGACCGTTATCGTCATACAGACGGCTTTCTATGTACCCCTTGCCGTAATGCTCTTCAAGGTGAAATTTCTTTGAGCCTGCATAATGCACAGAATGAAAAACGACCTCGTTCAGCAGACCTCGTACAAAGTTATACTCCACTTTGTCAGCACCGATAAACTCGACTATTGGCGTATCAGAAAGCTCAGTATCCACCGATATTTTGAAAGCTCCGTCGCCGTCAACAAGTGCGGTAACTATTGCCTTGCCTGTCAACTCTGTGAAGTCTATATGCTCGGAAATATTATCAAAGTCAGCCTTTGCTTTGTCCCCTGTGACCTTGATATCGTCCATATCAGAATAGACAATGTATGAAAGCGTATCGGCGATTATTGCAGGCAGACCGCTATGTATCTTGCGTATCTTTTCATTCTCAGGGACGCTGCTCCAGAATGAATTTGTGCCTAAGTTAAGCTGACGAAAGAACTGTGAAAGCTCTGCGGCGTCACCACGATACCAAAGCTGTGACCTTATCACATCTGTCATAAAACCTGTTTTCTCTGTTATAGTTATGCTGTATTCGGGTGCAGGCTGGATATCAAGCCAGTTTCTTATCATATTTTTCACCTTGCTTCCTATACTGAATTTAATCAATCTTCACACTTCCTATCTTGTCACGATACGGCAGCCAAGCATACTGACAGGAATTGATAAGGTGGTCGTTGCCGTCCTCCGGCTCAGCCTTATCCTCTTTCCAACTGTATATGTTAAGCTCGTCTGCGTACTCCTTGCAATGCTCAAGGATATAAAAATCACCTGCCGCCAGCCAAGCTGACTGCAAGTGTATTCGGTCGATTATTTTCGTTTTCTTGAATGCCGGGATAAAATTATATATGCTGCCTGTGAGCCGTCCAAACTTCTGACATTCAAGTATGGTCGCCTGATCTGCGCTGTCGATATACACATCTCGTGCAAAGCCCCACGTTCTGCGGTTTTTCTCCAAGAACGCTGTGAATATTTTCGGTATGTCGGAGGGCGTGAGCGGCACTTGTCTGTCACGATTGTTATACACTTCCTCGTCAAGAGTAACGCACCTTCTGTCAGCCGTTATGCCCACAAAGGTGAACGCTATGGTATCAGGTGAGGATTGCGAGTAAGCGGTGTCAAGCCCGGCTGAGAAGTACACATAATTGAAAGCTTTCGCCTGCTCTGCTGTCAAAATATTTCGCTTTTGCAGGTCAAACACAAGCCCTGTTGCACGTCCTCTCAGACCGAGTATCTTGTTCTTATACAGCTTTGTGCCTTTCGGAGCGGCAGCCATTTTCCGTTTGATATCCTCATCAGTAAGTGAAAGATTATCACGAAAAGTAAAGAACCAGTACCGCCAATTGGGTACAGGTTCTTCTGTAAGCTCTTTCATTATCTCCGCAGGCACGTCACAGGCGTATTTCTGATACGGACGTGAGCGGTTGACAAATTCTTTGTACACAGGCAGAGAGGGGTCGTCAGGGTTAAGGGTCGCCATAAGGTAATCGTTACGGGTTGACATCTCACGGACAAACTCGATATCAGCGGTATTTATCTCGTCGATATACACGCAGCCGAACTGAGCGCCCAGCACCATTTCCCACTTATCCTTGTTGTCATATCCCAGAACATAGATTATCTTGCCCTCAAACTTGATATGCGGCAGTTTGTAGTCCTTATCACCGTTGCCGAAGTACCGAGCATTGGCGTGCAGGTCAAGAATGCCGTTATCCTGCTGAATGATAGTTTCCTCAGCCTTTCCCGTAGTCTTAGCGGCAATGACGTGAAGTTTCTTTCGGCTTGCCGACACCATACGCATGAACTTTATGCCTGCGCCCACAGTTGTTTTGCCGCTTGCGGTAGTCCCCTCAAGGAAGTCCGCAGACACACCCCGAACGCTGTTGATGAAGTCCATATACTTCTGCGACAGAGGAAACTTACTCGTCAAGCCCCTCACCGCCTATCTGAGCGAAAACGTCCGAAAGCTTTTCAGAGGTCTTGACCTCCGCCTGTATCTTAGCAACATACTCTCCTGTCATTTTATTGAGGGTATCGACGGCTCTGATACGGTCAGCAGGGTCATTCTTGCCGTCCTTAGCGATATCAGACAAGAGTGCCTGCCTCTCCTTTGCGGTCATTATACGCTCGTCCTGAGCTTTCTCGGACAATTCACGGATATACTCCGCAACACTAGGATTATCTAGGATTTTGCAAGCGTCAGCTTTCGCATACTTCTCGCTGTATCCTGCCTTTATAGCACTCTGAACGGTGTTGCCGCTCTGAGCATAGTATTCTGCAAATTTCTTTTGCCGTGCTGTCATAGGGGCACCGTCCTTTCTTTATGGTATGAAAAAAGCCCCGATTTAGTGGGGCTTTGAACACTCAATATTATTAATTTTATTGGTTATATTTCGATCTATCCAAAACAACTTTTAAATCGCCAAAAATAACCGTGGTTCCGTTATTATATATTTTTGCAATGCCACATATAGCATTTGTATCTCTTCTATACAAACCCTCAGGGTCATAGTAATCCGTAGTTTCAAAAAATCTGACTATATAAGGGTCTTCATTATATTTATTCTTCATATAATTTATCATTTTGTCATAACAAAATTGATATTTTATCGAATAAAATATATTATTCTGTTGAACTTCTTGAAGGGTTAATGTATCATCAAAATCATCTACAATGCTAACCTCTTGGGCATATTTATAGCCTTCTTTATGAATTTGACTATCTAACTGCGTTATAGTTTCATTGCGTAATCCTTCCACTAATTCTTCAAGTGCTGTTTTGTTGAAGTTTGATTCTGCTAATAAATAATCTTTAAACATTCCTTTTAGCTGATCTTCGCAATTACAACATATGCAATTTCCATTCTCAAATCCATCATAAAATATTCGGCTTTTTGCCTGTTGTCCACATAAAAAACATTTTGTAGTAAGTTTATTGCTTTGATGTTACTCCATTTTAAACGGTTTATTACCATTAAATTTGACTACCAAGTACAATCACTCCTCATAATAATATTTCTTAAATAATATCACTAATCAGAGCGAAAATCAACGAAATGCACCGAATTTCTATATACTGCATAAATAGCATTTGTATTTTTTATGCAGTATATCAAAAATTCGACATTTATGAACTTTTTACGACGCAACGCAAAAGCGACCGCAAAATGCAGCCGCCCTTGTGAAAAATATTATAAGGAGTTTTGTAAAATGGTGGAGCAGGTCTGAGCGGTGGCTCGCTCTCGACCTGCATAAGCCCCTTACGGGGCTTAGAAAATTGGAGGTGACTTCAATGAAAGTACAAGTCTGAGGTACATCTACACTTTCCTCAGTTTAAATTATAACATAGGTAAAACGAACAGAGCGAACAAGTTTAAGCATTTTGCAAAAATCTTTTGACTGCCATTCTACAGCCGTCCGCTGTACCTCCGACCTTGTGTCCTATCTGTATCCAAGTAAAGCCTTTTACAAACCTGAGTACAAATATCTTTCTCATCTGTCTATCCTCTATCCCCTTGATAAACTCCTCCACAGCCCTCTGCTCACGCTCTAGCCGTGCCTGTTCGCACAGCAGTGAAAGTGTATCGCCACTTGGCAGAAAGCCGTCTATGCGTGTGCTGTGTGGCGTGAAGGACGGCGGAGTGCATACGCTGATACTGTCGGCAACGTACTTGCCAGAAAGCTCTGCCTTGATGTCCTCAATGGCTGAGGCGTTCCTGCGGTAGGCTTTCAGGCGTGACATGGTCATTGGGTCGTTTCTTTCCATAGGCTATCCCTCCTCGATATCCAACAAACTAAGCTGGTTATTTTTCATATCAAATACTCTGTCACGCCATTCAACGCCGATATAGTCAAGAACTCTTCCCCAGCCGTACTTTGTGCCGTCAGCATCTTCACAACACTTGTTCATCCAGAAATCCCACTCTTTTTCATTTCTTTCACGAAGCCTGTCAAATCGGTGAGGGCGCTGTTCCATATGTATGCCGAAACCGCACATTGAGCAGCCTGTACGCTGAGCCTTTGTTGTGCAAAGCTTTCCGTCAAAGTCACGTTTTATCTCGCCATAGATTGTAGGCACAGGCACATTCAGGTCAAGTGCAAGTTGTAGCAAGTCCTGCCTTGTAAATATGGCAAATGGCGCTGAACGTATCGTGCTTTTGCCAAAGTAATTGCAGCCGTTAAGCATTAGCGATTTTTCACGTCTGCCACCCTCACTTGCCATAAGTCCTAAGAACGGCACACTCTTGTGTTGTTTTGCCCAATCATCACACGGCTTTTCTTTCATCCAGAAGCAGCATTGTGATGATACCTTAAACGGCGGTATCTTGTAGTCAACGCCTTCGTTTTCATTTTCGTAACCGCCAAACAGTTCAAGCCAGCGCTGAGAAAGCTGCATTCTTGTGTGCTTGCGAAAACCGCCATACTCTCCCGTTTCACCCGTTATGATAGCGTGACGAACTGTCTTGTTCTTGTCCGTAGGGTGTGCAAGCAGTTCTATTTTTGCGGCTGTTTCTTTTGATAGTACAGGAAAACCATATTCCCGTATGATATCTATTTTTGACTTGTATGGGCTTAACTTTATCACACCAAGTTGCTCGTGTATCTGCTGAATAGATTTGTCTTCAAGACTAGATACCGATACACCTGGAACATAACTGAAACCACAGTAATCATGTATAAATTTCAAAAGCGTTATGCTGTCAAGTCCGCCTACCGATATGTGCGTGTTCAGATTTCTTTTGTCACACTCACGAATGAACTCCCTTACTCTGACCTCAGCGTATTTGACTTTGAACTCATACGGCATTTTCTGCTTAGTTTGGAAAGCTGCTATCTTCTGTTCATTGTCTTTGGTACGCTCCTCATAGCTTTTCACTTTTATCCCTCCTCAAATCTCGGGCATTCCGTCACAGTGTATGAATGCAACGTACCGCCCTTTTGTGCCTCGTACATCCTGTGCTGACGTGTCTTCCAACCCTCGACAGGTCTGCGGTCTATGGACCATGCACAGCCTGTGAGGTATTCTCCTGTTATCTTATCCTTTGTCGGTACTGCGTGATGACAGTACCAGCATAGGGTGTGGTCAGTGTGTTTCATTCTCACACCTCAACTCTTCCAGCCTACAATACACCAACGTGTTGCCACAAGTCTTGTCAGCGATCTCTGCCTGATAGAAGAACTGACCTGTCTTACTGCTCTTGCGGATAATGCACCCTGTCAGTTCGTAGCAATCAGAGCCGTTGTAGCTTACCCTGCGTCCAAGACTTTTCTTTACTTCGTGTATCGTCATAGCTCCTCTATCCTCACATAAATGCCAGGTATGTCCGCCCAAAACTTCTCGCATATCTCACTCGCCACAAGCTGGTCGTCAGTCCAAAAGCCGCATAGTGTCATGCAGTCCTTGAACATCTTCTGCAGGTTGTCTGTGTCAGGCTTGCTGATCTTGTACTCTCCGTCCTTGTGCTTGCCGTCATTTGGAAATAACCACTTTGTTACCAGCCTTATCCCACAGATGTATTTCTCAGGCGGTCTGTGCCTTGCTAGGTTTGCCGTGAGCTTTTCTTTTGCCGCCTTGACATCGGGTGGGTCATAAAATATCGGCTTGCCGTTTCTTACTGCCACCTTGTGTTCCTGCGCTGTAGCCGTCGGCGGTATCATTGCCATAAAAAATTCAGTCATTGTTATCTGCTCCTCTCCAAGTCCGTGTAGTTTGGTCATAGCTTATCATCTTGTGATTTGCAGCCATATCAAAAATCTTCTGCATTATATCAGGCTGAGATACCAACCACCTTGCGACCTCGCTTTGAGTAATATCAAAAGTTTCTGATGTAGTATGTCTGAGCGGCGGCATTTTTCTCGCACAGTTCAAAAAATCATAATTAATGTTTTTGCCTCGCATAAAGTCTACTCCTTTCGTGTCGGGTGCGGTTTATATTTGCTTATAATATTTTGACCGCCGTCCTTTAGGCGGTCAAAAATATATTATATA